ATATACTGCCTGGAGGTGGGATCGAGCCAGAATGACGGCTGCTGCGCCTGTGGAGCCTGCGGAGGGGGTTGCGGGGCGGGCTGCATCGCCTGAGCTTGCGCGGCCCAGCGTTCACCCATCTGCCGCTGACCGGCAGCGATTGTTTCGGGGGTCACAACATGAGCGCGGTCGCCGAACAGGTCCCGCGGTACATAGCGAGTCCTCGGAAAAGCCGGACCCCTGATACGGGGAATCAAGTGGCCCGGTGTTTCCGTGGGACTGACATTCCGAACAGGTATGGTCGAAACCGGAGAGACTCTGCGGAACATGTCGCGGCGTTGATAGGCCATGCGGGGAACTCCTTACGGGGTTGTCACTCCACCATAACTAAGCCCTTGGGAGTTGGGGTATAGCTGCATCAGGAACTCTATAGCAGCTTGATAGACTTCGGGCGGCATCGAACCGGAAGCCACTTCAGCCTCCAGTATGGACCAGGCTTCCTGTAGTGTCATGGGACCGTTCGCTCTAGGCGTCCCGTCAAGGTTGTAACCCTGGAACGCAGCCCACATGCTTGCCTTGACATCAGTAATCTGGGCCTGGATGTCCTGTTGGTACTGCGCGCCAGCCTGGTTCTGATACCCTAGAGCTTGTTGGGCCGCCAATTGCTGGGCATTCATCGGAGTGCGGCCTTCCACTTGCTCGAATGTCAGGCCCCAGTTCTCGGTCGGATAGACGTAGGTGCCGTAAGTGTTCGCCAGGTCAAGGGCGAGACCGGCGTTGGCCTGCCGTCGTTGAAGCTCCATTTGCTGTTGAGCCAACGCATTCTGCGCCGCCGCCTGCTCCTGCTGGAAAGCGAGGCTACGCCCGAATTGACTTTCCTGGTCAATCCGACCTTGACCGAACTGCGAGGCGTTCTGGTACAATCCGGCCCAATACTGTTGGGCGGCGGGAACGGCTTGCGCCCGTTGCATCCGGGTCTGAAACGCACGTTCATCCAGGGCCGCTAGGGAAGCATCGAGGGAATTCTTGATGCGGGTCAGCCTGTCGGAGAGGATTTGCGCCTCTCCCCGGTTCATCTCACCTGTGGCTTCAAGCTGCCTAGAGATGAGGATACCGGAATCCAGGATACCCCGACGGTTCGCTTCTTCCTTGATTGCACGGAGAGCATCCTCCGTATCCCGCTTCAATTGATCCAAGGCCATGAGGGTGCCGGGGTCTAACTGTCTTTGTTCGGCTTCGCTGCGGGCAATCATGTCCTGGCGTTGTCTTTCGAGGGCGGCAAGGATGTCTGTGTAGAAGGAGTTCATCTGGGAGATGGCTGCGTTACTTTGCTCCTGGAGACTTGCCAGGCTCGAAGCGACTTCTTGACGTATCGTTTGGAGAACATCGGTTTGAGCGGAGGTAGCTCCGCCTGTCGGCTGTCCAGCTTGCTGCGGAGTCAGGGTCGAAGCGACAGGGATTTCAGGCTCCTGTACGCCAGGCAATTCCTGAACGGACGGCGCACCCAATGTCTCCCTTTGTGCGGGAAGCTCTTGAACAAGCACCTGTTGCGCAGCCTGTTGTTCAGGCGTCAAACCTGGTGCCGTCGAACCCCCACCCGTTACGCCACGAGGGTTGAAGGTATTCATGGCTTCGCGTGGATTGGATGTAGGCGTAGCTTGGACCTGGATGGGAGAAGTCACAATGCTGGAGGATTGGGTCGGTTGAGTCGTAACAGGTGTAGTAGCCGCCGGAGCAGTAGTCTGTGAAGGCTGCGTGGTCGTGGGAGCGGGAGTGGATTTCACGTCACCGGGGAGAACACCCGTGTCCGCAGTAGGATCGTACGCCTGGGAAGTGTAGCCCGTGGTCGGTTGCGATGTTTGAGTCGTTGTTTGGCTTGTTGTCTGCGAAGATGTATCTTGTGGAGTCCTGACATTCGATTTCGTGTCTGAATTGGCGGAAGACGAAGAAGAACCGGACGATTGACTTGCAGCAGCAGCGGCAGCGGCTTGACGCGCAGCCTCTTCTCGTTTGCGTTGCTCTTCTTCGGCTCTTTTCTTAGCCTCTTCCTCTTCTCTGCGTCGTCGCTCCTGTTCGGCGGTGTCTTCTTGTTCAGTACCAGCGTACCGTGACGGACCTGGCATCTTTGCTTCCTCCTTCGATAACCGTGAGACCCGCCTTGGAAGAAGGGCCTTTCAGGTTGTCGGTCATTTGACCGATGAGCCAATCTTGGCTATCTGGTCGTAACCTGGGCTTTGATTTCGCGGATGTACTCTTCGGCTTCGGCAAGGGCCTGTTCCAAATCCATAAGAACCACCTCAGAAGATAAGAGGACTGCCTACGGCGGCGGTGGGACGGGGTTGATAAGCGAGACCACTTGGCCACGCCAAGTCCGCCGACAGGTATATCTTGGTCGCCGCCGCCCCCGTGTCGTCCCAGGTGAAGGCGTAGCCAGCACTCGGCACGTTGGTCTTGGTGCCGGAAACGGTCGGGTGAAGAGCCCAAATCAGGTGGGGCCACTGCTGGTCACTTGCTGTATCGGTAAGGCCCTCCTGGGTCTGCCAGGAGGTGGTCCTTTTGCGGTACTGGATGTTGTAGTAGGCGGTGTTCGTGCCCCAACCGAGGCCAGTCCAGGCGAGATGCACATTATCGGAGGAATCGAGGGCGATGGAGAGACCGCAGAAAGTTATTCCGTCAGTGCTCTGGTGGCTAGCTACATCGGTTACTGCTTCCTGTGTCTGCCAGGCGGTGGTCCTTTTGCGGTACTGGATGTTGTACCGCAGGGTGTTCGTGCCCCAACCCCGGCCGGTCCAAGCTACGTGCACGTTGTCGGAAGAGTCGAGGACGATGGAAGGGAGGTATTGCTTGCTTGCTACATCGGTTATTGCCTCCTGTGTCTGCCAGGAGGTGGTTCGTTTACGGTATTGGATGTTGTTGACGCCGGTGTTCGTGCCCCAACCCGGGCCGGACCAAACGACGTGCACGTTGCCTGAGGAGCCAAGGGCGATGGAGGGGTCAGTTTGGGTGTTGGCTACATCGGTTATTGCCTCCTGTGTCTGCCAGGAGGTGGTTCGTTTACGGTATTGGATGTTGTAGTAGGCGGTGTTCGTGCCCCAACCGAGGCCGGACCAAACGACGTGCACGTTGCCTGAGGAGCCAAGGGCGATGGAGGGGCTAGTTTGGGTGTTGGCTATATCGGTTATTGCCTCCTGTGTCTGCCAGGAGGTGGTTCGTTTACGGTATTGGATGTTGTTGTAGGTGGTGTTCGTGCCCCAGCCCTGGCCGGTCCAGGCGACGATGACCTCTCCCAGCGAGTTCACGGCGAGTGTAGGAAGGGCCTGGTTTCCCGAAGCCGCCGTGACCTGCTCCTCGGTCCACGTCTGGCCGCCGTTATCGGAGTAGGCCGCGAAGACCTGGTTGTAGCCACCAGCCGATTTCAGATAGACAGCCCAGAGGCGACCGTCGGGGGCGCGGGCAAGGGTGCGGCCCAAGGTGGAGTTGGCGACCGTGGAGGAAGCGACGGTGTAAATCGCCATCTACATCACTTTCCCGTGTAAGCAATCTTGACCATCAGAAGCCGGGCGTCTTCGGCCAAGGTATCGGAAGCGTTATCGGCATCACGGGTGACCTCGAAGATGATCTGGTCCCCCGCCGCCCAGCCGGGACTGAAGGCCGTAAAAGACACTTCGTTGATTTCCGTGGCGATGTCCTCAACGGTATCGGTAACCGCTTGAGCAGTCCCCAGCGCGGCATCCCAGACCTCGCCGTCGGTTATACCGAGAGTCCGGCAATTCCACACCACGGCACCCGTGATCGCGGCAACAGCCTTGTAGACGATGGTGACCGTGATGTTACCGCCGTCGTAATCGTCGGGAACGGCGAACTGCCAGTAGGCGTGTTCATCAGCGGCCGGGTCATAGTCCAAGACGTAGAAAGTGTGGTTGGTCCCATCCACCTTGGTCTGGGCGGCTCCACCAGTCGTCGGCGTGATGGCTCCGGCGGCGGTCAGGACGATAAGCCGGGTCCGGGTCTTGTTGTCCACATAGTTCTTCGTAGCAGCATCCTGCGCGACGGAAGGATCGGAGAACTGCGACCTACCGTTGGAATCGCGAAGAACTATTCTGCCTGCCGTGTTGAGGGTAGTCGCATTGTGTGCCGAGGTCAAAGCCGCATGGTCGTCTACAGTCTGCTTGATGGCGATATCGTCGGAAGCCGAAGGAGCGGCGAACTTGGCTCGGCCGGCAACATCTCGCTGGACAATACGGTCAGCAGTAGCTGCCGAGGTCGCGCCGTGGGCATTGGTCGCGGAGACGTGGGATTCGAGGGCTGTGATATCGGTTTCCAGCCCGTCACAGAACGCCTTTATCGCCGCGTTGTTGGCGTCAGCTTCCGCCGAAACGATTGAAGAACCCGGGATGAAATCCGAAAAGGGAATGGAGAGCGGCACCTTAGCCCCTCCTCATGGCCAGATACGAGTAAACCTGACCCGTCTTGTTACTGAGGCTCTCGACATCCGAGCCGCATTTGAAACCGTTGGGTACAATCCCTTGCCACTGAAGCGTGTTGCCCCCGGCGGCCCCGGAGGCCAGTCGATACCACGAGAGGATTTCCGTGCCGTCGTCCCGGGAGTAGAACTCATTGACATCATTCTTGGCGAGAAGCCGTAACTCAGTTGGAGTGAAGGGGCCTATGTCGTCCGAGATGGTGACGACGCGGTTCGCCGTCCCATCACCCGTGCATCGACCCGTCACGTACCGACACAAGAACACATCCGATCCGAGAAGGTCCCTGACGATGGATTTGTCCGCGATATGTAGGTAAGTGAGGTGGCCGGAGAGTAGTCGGAGTATCTGCATGAAGTTCTCGGCTATGGCGGGAGCGTGGTCGCGGCCTTCACGGTCCCGGATGTTCTGGAGATCGACGACGGGGATGATTGCCGCCTTACTTGTCATCGAAGTATCTCGCCGTAGGTTGCCGCCCGCTGTAGAAAGCGCCCCAGCGGAGCAAACCGAAGTTGTCGTCTAGCGTCCTGTTTCTGAAGCGGTAACTGACGGTAGTGGCCCTGAACCAATCAGAAAGACCATAGACTTTAGCCGTTGCCGCTTCGTCCCACACACCTTTGTCCCACAGCGCGGAGTCCCAGACAGAAGTCACCACCTGGGTATCTATGGTGGCAAGGAGTTCATAGGCGGAGTGATCCCGGCTGATCCAGACCTCGATGTTCGAGGGAGTGTTCTGGGTCTCAAAGTGGATACGGAGACCCCTGAAGACCTTGGGGGTGTCTAGCTCGAAGTCTTCCTCGCGGGTGGTCCACCAGGCATCAATGGCCGCACCGTCGTCGTTGCGGTCTTCCTGTTCGTGCTCGACCAATCTACCCTGAGTGATGTGACCGGAGTAAAGCAAATCCTGACCAGCGGGTGCCCATGAACCCCAGACGGCGGGGTAGTATCCCACATCCACAATCCACGCGGCCCGAAGCGTGTCGAAGACGAAGGTGCGGTTGTTGGTGACGGAACCGTCACAGGGGCAGGAAATCATGTACTCATTTCGGAAAGCAAAGCCTGCGCTCTTGGCAATATAGGGTTGGTTGATGCGGTCGATGTCGGGGTCTATCTTCTCGGAAATGAGGACCGATGAGGAAAGATTCCACGCAACAATACCTTCCCGGGCCAGCCAGTACACTAGGTCCCCGATGATCCTCACGGATTCCTGAGAGACAGTCCCGTAGTTACAGCGAGGACCGTCAAGTTCGAAATTGCTCACGGAGTCACCGAACAACTGCCACGCAGTACGTTCTTTCCATATCAGGAGCCGACCCCGGTAACTGCTCTCCAAAGCGGTCAGTCGGTCCCCATCGTCGGAATTGACCTCGATGAAGTTCAGCGCAGGCCAATCATCCGGGTCGCCAAGGTCAGAGAAAATCAAACGGTTAGGAGTGGTGGAATTGACGACGAAGATATGGTTTTTGTAGTCCATCACCAGACCAGCTACGGGCGCGGCGGCGATGGTCTCATACGTGGTTCCGTCGGTGCGGAAGAGAGTGTTCACTCCGTCGGCGACATAGGCTTTGTCAAGGTAGGTGATGAACCGGACCTTGTTCGTCGTACTGAGGCCCGTCCGTACAGTGACAACACCCGTCCAGTCGTCCGTGGAGGCTTCCGAGTAGAGGGTCCCGTTTATAACAAAGAGAAGGTACTTCGTCCCATCTTTGCGGTAGAGTGCGTGGAATCCCTGGACGCCGTAATCGACATAAGGACTGAGGTTCTTGGTCTTGGTCCCCCCGCGTTTGGAGACAGTGCCTTTGGCGCGAAGCCTGACGTTCTGGCAGGATGGGGATTCGTTCTCCTTGAGCAGGGCGGGGTTGAAGAGTGAGTTCTGACCGCCGGAGAAGTCCTGGAAGTACTTATAGAGGAAGAATACCCTGGAGCGGGTCTTCTGGAGGGGCACTCACATCACCTTACGGAAGGGCTGGAGGAGGTACGGGAGGCATATGTCTTAGCCAGACTTCAACTTGCTGACGGCGCGTCATATCCAACAGGTTCCGGCCCGCAAGATAGTCATTCTCGTAACTCCTGGCGCTGTCCAAATCCTGAAGCCAAGACTTCTGATGACGAGCACAACCATAGAGCGTCGGGAGGTAGTCGAACAACTCGGGGACATCAATGGGAGTATCGGGAGCAGTGCTGCTTGATTTCACCGGGTTACGGAAGTAATAGAGATATAGTTTGTCTCCCGTCCCGTGGTCCAACTCCTGGACATACAGTTTGCCGCCGAAGTACATCACGCCGGGTTGAGCAAAATCGCCCAGTTTTGCCGGAGGGAGCAGCTCGTATTCAGGTTCGTCGTCGGTGATATCCCAGTACCGTGCACCCACAAGCTCATAGATATCGGTAGGCACACCGTCCGAAGAGGTGTACTCCGTCTTCCCCGCCGTCAGAACGACCGTCGCCATAGCTTCGTGGCGCAGGAATGGGGCTGCATCACCTAAAAACTGGTTAATCCAGGCGACCACGGCGATTATCGAGAGATTGCCGTGGCCGAATTCTTCCTCAATCTCCGACTTCACGTCATTGGGGGTCTTCGCGGCCATATCTACGCTCCCACGGGCAGTCTAGCAATCAGAGGTCGTATCTCCCGCGCCATCGCTTCATGCTCCTCGCGGCGACGACGGCGCATCCGGTACTTGATCTCCTCAGCCTCGGTGAGGATTTTCCTCATCACCCGACGACCGTGATGGATACGGGAATGTTCGCGTATCCACTCCAGGATTCGGCCATCTATCTTCGGCACAGGAGGCACGGAGACAAGGGTGTAATCCTCGTTCAAATCGTGAACTTCAATACGACTGCGGCGGTCCAGGTTGATGCAGATGAAAAGAGTAGGGATGATTTCGCGTATACGTCCGGCTATGTTCAGGACATCATGGAAGATAGGAACCAGATGAGTCCTTCGCTCCCCCAGAGTCCGCAGAACACGCTCTTCAAACGCACGTTCCATCGTTATCCCCCAAAGGTCTTACGGGGAGCGTCCGAAGACACTCCCCGCGTGGTTAGATGCCAAGGAACATACAGCGAACCGTGACGGAAGCGAGGTCGGTCGCGTTATCCACCTCGCCACCAGCAGCAGCAGCAACAGCGGCATTGCCAGTGACCGTACAGGCTTGACCTGCGGTATGATCGCTGGGTTGGGTGACGGCATGGTCGGGCATCGGGTCCGCCGAGGAGTTGACGGGCGTCGCGCCGCTGGGGTGAGAGCTAACAGCCGTACCTGCGTGGCTGAGGGCGGGAGTGGTCACCGCCAGAGTACCGGCAACCGCAGCACGAGGATACATGACCTTCAGTTTGTTGGTGGAGTAGATATACTGGAACATGTACCCCGCAGCAGTCTCGCACAGAGCCAACAGGACTGCGGTGAGACCTAACTGCGCCGGAGTCACGGAAACACCGTTGGTGGCGTAGGTGCCGACAGTCACGTCTGCAAATACGGCATGGGCACCGGCCATCTTGGTCCGCTTGACGATAGAGACAGTAGCCATGTGGAGTCTCCTTTCGTACTAAGGGAGGGGGAGGAGGTTAATCCTCCCCCATCACCTAGTGCTCCGTGATACCGTAGAGCTTGACGTTGGCGCGAGGCTGGAAGCACACGAGTTCGCAGTACTCGCGACCCCAGGCTTTCCAGGTGGGAGTGTCATCCGAAGAGCGGTGCCAGATCGAGCCGTCCCTGTCCACCCAGTCGAGTGGAGCCTGACGGCAACGCGCCCAGGTCTCCGTATTCAGTCCGTAAGCAGTCCCGCTGGCGCAGAAGATATCGCTGATGAGCGCGAGATTGGTCCCACGGAAGATGTACGAGAGGACCTTGTAACCACCGGCAAGTTGCATCGGCTCGATGATGGTCTTCTTGGCGTCCATATGGGCTTGGAAAGCCCGCATGACGCCGTCGGTGGTTACGAGCGCATTGATTCTGGAATTCGTCTTGTGGACGCACTTGTCGAGCGCAGCCTGGAACTTGATTTCAGTGATCTCGCCACCCACGTTGTAGGTCGTGGGGTTGAACCACTTGTAGACGGAGCGGTCGAGGTCGTAGAGAGTGTTGTCGGAAGTGAAGACCTTGGCGAGACCAGTGATTTCGTAGTTCAGGTTCCCGCTGCGGACAAGGTAGTCGGCGCTGAGTTCGATTGTGCCAGAGATGTCCGAGGCGATACCAGAGACGACGATCTGGTTGTTCTCTTCATCGACCGCAGTGATTTCCAACCCCGAAGCACCGGAAAGCACAGCATCGGGGGTGGCACTCGCGTCGATGATGTCAAGCAGCATACCGACCTCGAAGAACACTGCGTTATTGACGGTCAACGTCAGGGTCTTCGGAGGACCGGCGGCGTAGGTAACGGCAGTGATGGTAGCAATCTTACCCGAACCGTCTGTAGCACCGTGGTACTGACGAGCCACGTCTTTCCTGAAGTCCTGCTCGACGTGGGTCATGTAGTCAGTCCACCAGTTCACGAAGGAACGGGCGTCGTTCTGGGCGGTGATTATCAGCTTGTCGTTGATGGCTATGGAGACGAAGAGGTTCTTGGTCTCAAACTCGATCTGCTTGACCTTGCGTTCACCCGGGGTCGGGAGAGTGCCGGTCGCAGAACGAGCACCGATACCTGCGGTGGCACCGTAACCAGCCGCGAACTTCACCTTGTCGCTTTCGATATACTTGTCAGTCTTCTCGATGATCGCGGCGAGTTCGCTGGCGTAGTCCGCTTGCCACCGGAGTCCCGGAAGATAGTAAGTCTTCAGGGAGGCTTCAACAGTAGCTAGTGTTGCAGTACCAGACATTGGACGGGGTTCTCCTTTCTATGCCCGCAACCCCGTCAGGCGCTTACTGTGCTCCTAGCAGTTCACGCTGGAACGCTTCTCCGGCTTGCTTTGCGTTGGTGATCTGGTTGACAGGAGACGCTAGGGGGTTGCTCGGGATGGGAACGGGAGGCAACCCTGCGGCAGGACGGGTTTGAGCGGCAAGATACTGTTGGTACGCCGCTACAAAGTTGGGGTCGTTGAAGAGTTGCGCTCTCGCGTTGGGGTCTTGCAGGACTTGCGCGAAGTTCGGCGTCGAGGAGGTCTGAAGGGCGGATTGGCCTTTCAGTATCAGGTAGTACTGTTCGAGCGCGTTGACGCCCTTCTCGTCCGCCCAGGAGAGCAGATGACCGCTCTGGCCGATCATGTCGTGAATTTGCTGGGCGTACTGGCCGAAATCAGAATACTTGCGTTCGCACTCCTCGCGCTGTGCGTTGTACTTCAGACCCAGTTGCATCGGAGTGATGTGCTGGTCGATTATCTCCTGGGCCTTGGCCGCCGCCCTCTCCTCGATCATCTGGTCGAACATGTCATAGACACCTTCGTCATAAACGCCAAGCCTTTCGGCGAATTGGCGCTTGACCTCGGCTGGAGGACCTTGTGGAGCAGGCGCGGGAGGTGCGAACCTTTTCTCAATCTCGGCCATCCTCTGGTTCAAACCGCCAATGGTCCTCTGGGCTTCCATGAAACTCCGATGCAGGGCGGTATATTCTTGCGCCTGCTGCGGAGTCGTCGCGATCATCTTCTGACCGGCGAAGTCGAAGGTCTGGGGTTTGAACTCGGGTGCCGAACTCATTGGCGCTGCGGGAGCCGCCGGGCTTACGGGTGCTGCGGGACTTGCGGGTACTACGGGCTCCTGTACTGCGGGACTTGCGGGTGGTGCATTCGTTACATCAGGAGACGACATCTATTATCCTTCCCTCGCTGTCCTCGAAAGGGCCTGGCTTATCGCTGTCCCTTCTCGGCCTGGCAAAGACCAGGATGATGCCGCGCTGTCCATAGGGGTCCTGGCCTATCGCTGTGCCCCCGGCCTGGCGCGGGGTGATACTGCTAACCCTTCCCTCCTCCCGTGTAACGTAGTGCTCTCTGCGCGTACTTGACGCGGAGAGAAGAATTGTCCGAAGAACCGTACTGACGCGGCATACGACGGGGGTTTACCCTGCCAAGAGAACCCGGTTGTTTCCTCGGAGTGGTTTTGCCGGGTCTACCCGGCATGACTGACATCGCTATGACTTCTTCCCCCCTCCATACCGTTGTAGGGACCGTCGGGCGTGCTTGACCCGCAGGGGCAAGTCTTTCGGCACCCCATAACGACGCTTCCAACGGCGGAACACCTTGGGGTAGTGATGTTTAAGATACGCTAGCTGGGCATAGCTCTTAAGCGGCATTAACCTCTACGCCTTGTGGGAGGGGTGGTTATGGGTTCCTTCTCGGGGAACGGACCTACAACAGGCTTCGCGGGACGCTGGGGCATCATCAATTGGGCCTGTTGAGGGTTGAACATGTTGGCTTGCATCATCGCCCGTTGCAACAGCGAGGCGTGGATGGCATTGTGGTCGTCGAAAGCCTTGACAATCATCGCGCCCTCGGGCCGCTTGATTATCGCCTCGTACCACGCGGTCTTGCGCTCCCAGTTATGTCTTTGGATGTGCATCGGATGGTTGTCGAAGGTGAAGACGGGCGGCATGATTCCCTGCTTGAGGAGCATGTTCTCCCGTGCGATGCGTTTCCTGTCCCGACTGTCCTCATCCGGCTCCGCTATCTCCGGCATGGCCAACCGCAGACCTTCGAAAATGTTCTTCTTGGTTTCGGTGGTGATCTGCCCATTGGCGTCCCGGAACAACTGAGCAGGACTTTCAAGCATGTCGTATATCTTCTGCTGCTGCTGGGCGGGAGTGTCCGACAACCCGGGACCGGCTTCCAGCACAACATCATCGGAGCGGATGTCGCTGGAGGACCAGGCGACGATTTCCGCGATGTCGTTGGAACCCACATCTCTCACGACACGTTTTCTGTCAGGCAGAACGAACTGCCGGTACATCCGCAGGCGCATCTTCGACCACTCGACGATAGCCCGTTCAATCGAACTGGCCGTGATTGTCAGACGAGTCTCATCCTGCTCTTGCGCGATGGACAGAGCGACACCGGCTTTGACACCCGGAGGAGCCTCGGAGAACCGAGACAATTCCGACACGCCGGAGATGGTGGTGAACTCCTGCAAACACCATTCGATCTCTTGCTTGAACTCCACGGGCAGGCTGTCCCAGTGGACCGGCTCCGGTTTCATCCCCGCGATGGGGTTGAAGTTAATTACCGCTCCCGGACCCTGCCACAAAGCCGAATCGGGGCAAGCATTGTTAGGTTTGGTCCACTGCCCGATGCCGACGCGCTTCAGGTGTTCGGAGATGAGGTTCCGCACACGGTTGTAACGCCGCTGGATCGGGATAAGACGCTCGATGACGGCGATACCGAAGAAGCAGCCCGGACGAGGTTCGCATACCGCACGGACCAACGGGATGGCGTGAGTGTCGTCCTTGCCTACCTTGTAGGGAAGCTCTTCCTTGTAGTAAAGGACCTTATCCCCGGCGACGATGATGTAACGACCGAACGGGTACTGACCGGAAGGTTTCTCCATGTGGTGCTTCTCCACCACATGGTCCTTGAGAGGAACACTCACACCAACGTAGCACGGTTCACGCTCGAACATACTCCCCGTGCTCATCAGGGGTTGTAACTGAGTGGTCTCTACAGTCTCAGCCTTGACATTGACGCCGTACTGATCCCGGATACTTTTGACGCTCCGTACCCGAGCAATGATGATGGACTCACAGTCGGACACGTCGTTACGCCAAATGGTATCGGGATAAACGAACTCGGCGGGAACGATGTCCGTGGTGAGGTCGCCTTCATGGACCCGCACGACCCGCGTTTTCTCGGACGCGGACCCGGGAACGGCTCCAATCGTCGGCGGTATGTCCTCCTCGGTAGGCTGTTCAAGCAACCCGAGGAAGCGACCGGCCTGCGGGTCCCAACGCAACATCTTGAACGCCGTGCCCTGGATTTCAAGCCAGTGGACGAGTTCAGCCAGCTTCTTGGGGCACTCGTCGTCGAACCAGTTCTGCTTCAGAACGGCGGTGGAGACATGGGTGGCATAGATGTCATCCTGCTCACTGGAGCCAGGACGGACACGAACCATCGGCTTCATGTTGGTCAGCCGAGCAGTCCGTGTCAGGTAAATGGGTCTGATCTGGTTGAAGACCTGCTGTTCCTGATACCAGTAGAGCCGACGATGAGGCTTCAGTTTACCTTCGACGGCGTTGGCGTAGACGTACTGGTTCCCCAGCAGGAACTCTAGATTGAGTTTCCACTGGAGGTCCCACGGCTGACGCTCTTTCCGTCGCCGCTCGAAGTCAGTGTTGATGGCATTGACGATTTCTCGCTGAGCCATCTCGTCGGGATACTGGGGGTTGGGGGCCGCTACCGACGCCTGCGGGAAAGGGGCGGTCGGCAGTTGCGCGAGGGGTATCATGCAATCCTACCTTACTAGCCGCCCATCATGGCCTCTTCCTGAGCGGCTGCGAACTGAAGGGGATTGAAGGGGATGTCCGAACTTGCTGAAGCCTCTAGAACCTTCACGTCTCCGACATTCTTGGCGACGATGTAGTTCATCAACGTCTTGTAAGTGAACTGCCATTGCTTCTCTCGCTCGTAGAAGAACTGGTGGGTCCAACGGTACTGCGCAATCCAGGCAGCCACAACAACGGCGAACAGAAAACCGAAAAGCCAAACCACTACTCTTCCTCCTTATAGTCGTGATGTCTCTCTATGTGCGTCTTCAGATGGGCACGAGCCAAGCGTCCCGTGTAGACCTTGGAACACATCGGACATTCCGCGCGGTCCTCGGGCGGCATGAGAAACTTCTTCAATTCGGGCGGGAGGTTCAGTACCAGTTCCTCCGCACACTTAAGGCAAACGATCTTGGCCGGAAACTTCCCGCCGATTGGATGGTCGGGGACTCCGATGAAGTAGGCGGCAGGTTGCCCACAGAACAGCGTCTCACAGAAGAGCGAACTGGGTGCCCTAAAGAACTGCATCTGGTTCTCTGGACCCAAATAGACCACCATGGTATCTTCCTTCCACCAAGAACAGTCCCATCGGCTGGAACTCTACGTACTCTCGCGTCGCGGACAGGCGTTCTTTGTCAAGCTGTACCCAGGTCTTCTCTTGGGGCTTCTCTTCGGGGATGGGAGTGCGATACTGAACAGCATAACGGACAGCATCGTAGGCGTGATCCTCGGCCTTTTGGTCTATATCTTCCGGCTTGTTCTCGTCCAGGGGCAACATCGGTAAGGTGCGAATGGTATGCACACATGACCGGAAGAACACAATCCCAGGACGGGCACCGGGTTCATCGTTCAGTGGTTTCAAACGCCAGTGAAGCAGCATCTTGCTAGATGTGCGGCTAGCGGGTGATTGGTCTGCTTGCAGCCAGGTGACGCCCAACTGTGCCATCTGTTCAGCCTTTGAAGGTCCGCCATCATCACCTCTGGAGAAGATCATGCGGTCGGCTGGCCCTGGGTAGACGATCACGTCCTTTTTCCTCTCCTGGGCCTCGAAAGCCACAATCTTCGCCGCAATCTCGATGGGGGTTTCCTGAGAACCTTTGTCGGGCTCCCCACCCCAACCGTAGAACTCCTTATAGCAGTAGAGTCTGAACGGCGGTGGCGAGTCGGTGTCTATAGCCCAGAACAACACGCAGTATGGTCGCTGATAGCCCCAGTCCATCGTGCGGAACCGTTCCCAGTGGACGGGTATCTCGAAAGGCTGACAAGTGTGCTCGTTGTCCCGCCATTCTTGGAACGCTTGACCCGCGTAGACATCCCAGCTACCATCCAGCAGCATCGAGCGCGTGGGTTTGGGAAGCTGCCGCAAGTTCATCAGATACCTGGGATTGTTCCGCATCATTATGAGGTTGTCAGTGACTTTGGACTGGATGAAGGCTCGGGAAAGTTGGACCAGACCGAGCCGCTGTTCTTCATCGTCCAGAGTCTGAGGAACCCAGACCTCGCCCATCGTGTCCGGAAGACCATCGGGCTTTACTTCGGGAGGAGGCTTGACAAACCGTGCCCTGATCCAGGGCATCCCCCGTCCGCCGGGGTTGGTGGCGATAATCATCTGGGTCTTGATCTTCTTGTTGGTCCGAAGCCGCGAAAGTAGGTAGGTGTACATGTGGTACGTCCAGTCTCGCGCCTCGTCGATGGCTATGGCGGCAAACTGGATGGAGTTATAAGTGGTGATGTCCTGTTCGTCCTTGCAGTGGCAGAACGATATGGTAGAGCCGTTTGAGAAGGTCCAACGGTGCGTGGAAACGTTGTAGTTACAGATTCCCTTGTTGACCCACGGAGCCAAGAGTTCTCGCGTGACAGGGATATGAGAACCTTCACCCTCAAGTTCGGGGTATGTACGGCGAAAGATGGCTCCGTGGAACCCCGGTGTATGACGAGCGCGACCAATCATGTGCATGTCGATGGTGGTGGTCTTACCGCCACCCGCCGCACCACCGTACATGATCTCGTCGGCCTGACACTTATGGAAGATCAACTGCTTCTCATAAGGTGGGTAGCCGAGGAGTTCCTGATAGAGACCTTCCCAGTCGATTTCGGAGTGGCTTTGGGTCCTAGCCTTCAGTTCCTGTGTCAGTGATTCCGCCAGCAACCGAAAGGAGTTCGTCTGTAATGGCCTTGAGGACTTCGTGGTCTTGGATGTGCCGGGCAAGAATGTCCGCCACCCTACTCATAAAGCGAGGTATCTCACTAACGTCCAACCGGAGTTTCAGACCCTCTTCGATTTCATGCAGACGCTTGGCAGCGCGGGTGATCTCGGAGGTCATCAGGATGAGCTTTTCAAGCGTGTCAAGGCTCTGGGGAGCGGTAGCAATCTCCGTCCACCGGGCCATGAGCTTGATATCCTCGGGGGAGGGAATGACCTCGCCCGACTTGACCCGAGCGAGATTGCACTTGGGGAGTTCGAGACCTGTCCGCTTCTCGCCGATGTCAAGGGCCTTCTCACAGAGCGCCCGCATCAGGGCGATATCCCTGCGGATGTTGCCGATCTGAGGGTCTTTGAGGAATTCATCCTGCATCTTACGGATTTCCACGGGTTGAACCGTCCTTACAACGAAATGAGGGCCTGGATGGGCCGCGCCTCCGTGATACTTGCAGCGGCCTTCCCCGACATGGTCGGTGCCTTTACCGGCCTTGTTCTTGCAGTAACCTTGGTGTCTCGCACGAGCACGGGCGTTGCATGTCGGATAGGGCCTGTCTCGAAGACCGGGAGGGATGATGGGGAGGTTCTGATCGACCGGCATAACTACGAATCAATGAACTCAGTAGACCCATCGAGTGCCGCGACGAACGTTCGACTATCGACGCGCAACCACCCAGCAAGAACGGCAACCCTCAGCAAAAGCCGAAAGCACCATCGGTCAATCTTGGCCACCAAATCCTTCAATCTCACGCTGCATGCACCGTCTTTCCAGCCTCATAAGCGGCCCGAACAGCTTGAAGATGTAGCACTCCGGTCCTCAAGTCATCGAAAGCGACGTGCCAGTGTTTGTCGGGCCACACAATCACCACGGGGACACCAGGCTTGCCCTTGAACCCTGCCAGTTGCTGACCGTAATCGTCCCACACCTTGTACGAACCCGAGCGAATCAGGGAACGACGTTCCCCAGCAAGGGGACGAGTATCGACTTCGGGATAATGCAGATGACCGAGAACGGCCCAATCGGCAGGACCGAAGAACTCCATCATGCGTCTCTGGGCGTTCGTGGTGTTAAACCTAGACTCGAACGGGAACTTGTGTCGAATGTGGAAGGTGTACGTCTCCCGCCCCACCTTGACCGTCACCGTGGCACCGTGCCATAGATTGGCGCAGTCAGCCAGCTTGCAGAGTTCGGCGACGACATCCTCACTCACTTCGCGGAAGACCCAGTGGTCGTGACAGCCACACGCCAGCCCGAGGACCTTTCCCCTCGGGGCGTTACCCATCCGCGCCCGGACTATCTGGTACTGACGCGAGGGTTGTATGATCTGGCCGAACTGCCCGCCAGGATGGCTGCGGGTGATGTAGTCATCGCCGTAATCGCCCATCCCGAAGGCGTACAGACCTTCGGTAACCATGATCAGGTCCCAATCGGCCTCAGAGAGTTCATAGTAGACCCCTTTGCCACCCGTATGCCAGTCGCCGGTGTACGCGAAACCTACAGGCAGAGAACCTGGTAGCTCAATCGTGACTTCGACCTGTCGGGTCTCAAGGACTTCGTCGGCGGCTTGCAGTTGAAGCATGGCCCGACGGTACGTTTCGATGGCTTCAGGGTCGGGAACGCGAAGGTTCGCGTAGACGACAGAGCCATGCTGGACCCGTTTCTCGTTCGGGAAAGCATTGAGCCAGCAGTCGTTAGGCCCACGGTCTATCGGGGGAGGCGTCGAATCTTCTTCCGCGTACCGCCTCAGAGCCTTCCGCACTTGTTCACTTGTCAGGTTGTACTCTCTACCGGCTTCCGCATAAGAAACGCCGTCAATGTTGACCCTATCCCGCAGCTTCCTTCTGAGTTCCTTGCCCTCGGGTGTCGCCCAGTTCATTCGGTCTCTCCCTCAGCGAGTTCTTAAGCTCCTCGTATCGGGCTAGGAGGTTCTCGTAAAGCTCCTTGTAGCGGGGGCGCTTGGTCTCCCGCTTCTTCTCGGTGTCCACTGCTCCGACAATCCCGAATGGACGGTCGCAATCCTCACAACGGGTCCTCAAGAGGTAGGTGAGGCGGGAGGGATCATGGTAATCAACGAGGCGATAGTGTCCGCAACCGCATTCCAGACGGAATTGCTTTATCGTGTCGTGCTTATGACCCACTGCGCGGTACTTACCACCGCAGTAACAGCCGTCCCGAAGGGTCTTCTTGAGGGCCTTGGGGTCGATGGGAACATCCAAAGTCGCTTGACAGGTCGAACATTGAAGAACGGTCTGAATTACGGGCATTTTCCCTTATCTCCCGAGCACTTTGTCCATTTTAGCCTGGAAAGACATGCGCCGGAGCGTCTTTTGGAGGGCTTTGTCCCCTCGAACATCCACAAAGTGCTTCCAGAACCACATTGTGAGCCCCAAGGCATGGCAAACAAGCAGCAAACGACGTTTCCAAGCCCGTTCAGGACCCCAAAGACCCAATGCGTGAAACCACTGAACGTGCAAACCCCAATAAACCGACCTGGAAAGGTCCCGACCCCACAATTTGGGGTTGATTTTGGGCCATTTTGCACCGATTCCAAGGCCGAAGAGCCAGAAAAACCGCCCGAAATTGCCCGCGAAAAGGTTCTTAGCCAGTTCCAGACGCCATTTCGACCACGGTTGACCCTGCAAAGACCGCAGAATGGTCTTCCGATACAGCTTCTCGTGCTCCAGCACTAGGCAGCGACCCCGATTTCGTCCAGAATCGCCCACACGTCGTCCACATCGTTGGTGGCGTGGTCGTCTATCAGTACGTCGTAGTAGATTTTGCGGCCCGTGTCGAAGGTTATCTCGGGTACACTATGTTATAGCGCTTGGAAGGTCCGATACGGGGAAAATCGTGCTCACAAAGCGTCCCATCAAAGTCAAAGGCGATGATGGGAGAGCGTCTGGGCTTGTCACAACACGTGTTGCACAGGTCTTTCTGTGCTTCAGTCTCAAAGATGTATCCGCAATCCTTGCACATGCACTCCATTAGGCTGCATCCTCCGGTGTCCGATTTCCAATCCGCGTTCCCTCGACCTGACCTTCACGTAGGCGGAAGACCATGACGGGAACACCCTTGTCCAGCGCCGTCTCAATCATGTTGGCCGTGTCGTGAGACTCCGCCAGGTTGTTGTGGAAAGCCATCACAAGGTCGGGGCTGAAGGTCAGCATGAACTTGTTGCGAAGGGAACCGGCGAGTTTCCCGTATGCGTGCCATTCAGCAGGACAGGCGATGACCCGGAAACCCAGATTCTTCGCTATCCTACCGGCTATGATGTCTGCCCCGATGAACCGCCAACCGCCGTCCGGTCGTTTCTCCCTGCGGCCACAAGCCCCATGGACAACAATCGTGCCCTTGGGTAACTGACTCAAGACTTCGCGGATCGCAGTTTCGTCGGTCCAGTTGCGGTCGCCGCAGACTATGACGGTCACAAAACCGCCCTCCCTGGGGCACATCATTCAATTATATCACAAGGATTACACCTTGTCAAGTTTGTGACCGTAATGAAAAGACCGGGAAGCCCAGTTAGAGTAGGCATTCCCGGCAAAGAAAGCTAACGGGTGGGGAGTTGGGGGAGGTAATCCGGTTGGATGGAGGCGGTGCACGAGCAAGAACTCTATCCTCCCATCATTTCACCTCCCATCCGGGAAAGACTATGCTAAAGCTCCTCCACCAGCAAATCGGCGACCTCTTTCACCGTCTTACTTCTGATGAACATCGGAGCCTGACTGATCTCTCTCTTGCCCACCTCGCTCTCATAGTGCTGGACGAGCAGTTCTTTCACAGCGTCCTTCATATGGACGGGACAGCCTTTGAGACGATGGAGCACAGCACGGTCTAAAGGACGTTGGCCAACGTGGGCTTTGAGTAGGTCTAATTCGGCTAGGCACTGAAAGTAGTCGGGCATCGGTTATCACCTCCCAGGGACACTTATCATCGTAAGGAGGCAGTTCACCCATTGTGTGACGCTCCGCTGCCGCTAAAACGGCGCGGCTTCTTGGGAAACCCCGGCCAATGCCGAGGTTGGCTCCCAACGGGCGCGTCCCGCCCGCAAGATGTTCCGCGCGGCGTTGATATCGCGGTCGAGCGACAGGCCGCACGGACAGGAAACATGACGGATGGAGAGACTGAGATGCTCGGGGAACCGATTGCCGCAGGCCGAACATATCTGGCTCGTGTAGGCAGGATCCACCAGGACGACCACGCGCCCAGCCTCCGCCGCTTTGTGCGCGAGGTGGGTCCTGAAGTACGCCCAGCCCGAGTTCATGATGCCTTTAGCCAAATGGCGGTTCTTGACCATGTTCCGGATGCGCAGGTCCTCAAGAGCGATTACGTCGTACCTCTCGACCAGCGAGTGAGCAAGTTTGGCGAGAAAGTCCTTGCGGCGGTTGGCGAGATGGAGACCAT